ATGGCAAACAGTAAGGAACTGACCGAACAGGTCATGGAACTGCATAAGAAACAGACCGAGGAAATGAAAGCACTCGAGGAACAGCGTGAGGAAGCTCTCAAGGTTGAGAAGTACGATGAAGCCGCTGTTGAGCTTCACAATATGTACAACAGCTATATCAAGGCTGGTTTCACCGAGGAACAGGCATGGAAGTTGACGGAAATCGTCTTCGCCAACAGTACGAAAAAAGGAATTTTTTAAGGAGGACACTACAATGGCAAGAATCCCTATGACGAGCGGTTTTGTAATTATCCCGGAGGGAGAATACGTTTTCCGCATTTATGACGCAACCTATGACGAGGATTTCGGTCGTATCGAAATCAAGCTGGTAAACGCACAGGGCGCAACCCACACCGAGCGTTTCTCTATCAAGGATAAGAATGACGAGTACAACGAAAAGGCTCTGAACGCTTTCTCCTACTTCGCTAAGACGGCTATGAACGACTACACGATGGAGGACATTGACCCGGAACAGCTTATCAATCACTACATTCGTGCAGAGGTTGTTCACACCAAAGTTCCGAGCAACAAAGACCCGAACAAGGAAGTCACTTTCGCAAACCTCGGGGACAAGTCTCCGGCAGACGGTTTCGACACCGAGCCTGTCGCTCGTGCGCTCACTCTCGGCAGTGGTAACAATGCCGCTCCGAAAGCCGCACCTAAGACACAGACTGCTTCCGCTCCGGCTAAGACTGGACTGGATATTGACGCACTGTTGGGTTAAGCAATCAGCCGGGAGGGGCAAGCTCCTCTCCCGGATTTTTAATAGGAGGTGTCGCATGACAGATAATGTCAATCACCCGGCACATTATGAGACCGGGAAATTCGAGTGCATTGATGTAATGCTCGAGACACAGGGCGTGGAAGCTGTTCTGAATTTTTGTCAGTGCAATGCTTTCAAGTACCTGTATCGTGCCAAGCGGAAGAATGGTCTCGAGGACATGAAGAAAGCCGTTTGGTATCTGAACAAATATATCGAATTGAAGGAGGGTCATAACTATGACGAAACGACAGTTGGTGAAATGGCTGGAAGCCAAACAGAGTGACGCAAAGGCAGAGGTCGAAATCCAGTACGCAACGGCTGAAAAAGCATATTTTGCACAGAGAGACGAAGCTCTGAAAATCAATGAAACTGTGGACGAGGTGTTCCGTCTGATTTCGGAAGCTGATACGGTGGCGAACCGCTGGAAAGAAGCTCTCGAGAAGGTTGAAGGGATTGATACTACCCGTGGTTGGTACACCTCTTTGACAACGAAGCTCTCTGATTTGTCTGATAAAGAGAACATTCGTATGTACATTATGAAGGATTTCACGGACGGCACTGACGCTCTCCGTCAGTTGAAAGCAAAGCGTTCCGAAACCCTTCGTGAAATTGAGAAGAACTATACCAATGTGATTGCGAATGTGGAATCCATGAAGAACGCAAAGACGGCGGTTGAGTATCTTGAGAAGCTGGGGTTCGACCTGTCTGCTCTGATTGAAGCTGACAATCACCCTGTTACTACCGCACTCACTGTGGAGGTAGATACCAAGTTTCTGTTTATCGGAGGTGAAAAGAAATGACTATCAATGAGTATCAGACCGAAGCCCTTCGTACTGCGGCTGGCATGAACCACCCGAACAATGACGAGATTCTTCTCAACGGCGTTATGGGTCTCTGCGGTGAATCCGGCGAGTGCGTGGACATGGTTAAGAAGTACCGCTTCCAAGGTCACGAGCTGGACAAAGCTCACCTTGCAAAAGAGCTGGGCGATGTGGCATGGTATCTCGCAGTTACCGCCCATGCTATCGGCTATGACCTTGAGACAGTGTTGCAGATGAACGTAGACAAGCTCCGCAACCGCTACCCGAACGGTTTTGAAGCAGAGCGCAGTCTTCACAGACAGGAGGGTGACGTATGACACTGGCAGAACGTATTGAGAAGTTCAATAACCTCATGAGTGACATTGTTCCCCCGGAGGTCAAGAAAGACCTGTTGGAGAAGGGATTCTTCACCGCTCCGGCAAGCACCAAGTATCACGGCAATTATGAGGGTGGTTTGTTCGACCACAGTTACATGGTAGCTCGCTACCTCAAGAAGCTCACGGAGGAGTGCCGTCTTGACTGGCAGAACCCTCGCTCACCGCTACTGGTTGGTATGTTCCACGACCTCTGTAAGATGGACAACTATCAGCACCCGGTCACTGCTGAAACTCTCGGCGGCGAGGAAATCAGAGACGATTACAAGTGGGAATACGCTACGGACACTCTGCTAAAGGGTCACGGTGATAAGTCGGTTATGGTGCTGGCACAGTATTTCAAGCTCACAGAGGAAGAAATCATGTGTATTCGCTATCACATGGGAGCTTTCTGCGATAAGTCCGAGTGGAACGATTATACACGAGCTGTGCATAAATATACAAATGTTCTGTGGACGCACCAAGCAGATATGCTCGCTTCTCATGTAGAGGGGGTGTGATGTATGAACGCAAGAATCCCGAATTTGGAGCTGTTGCTCTATAAGGCACAACAGGCTCTCGCCCATGACCCGGACTTCGTTCAGAAGATTGCCGAAATGAAGCAGTCCAAGAACTATAACAAAGTCTACCTCGATTTTGACATTGACTGCTTTCCGCAGATTTGGGGTAGTACCTGTACCGGGTTCGATGTGACCGAGACTGGCGAGCCTGTCATGGCTGGGTCGGCTATGACGAAGGAATACACCACGGTCATTCACGAACAGACAACAGATACCTACTGTGTGTTCTTCGGAGACCGCCCTTGCTACAAGGTGGATAACCCGACCAACGAGTTCAGACAGGACTTGATGAAGCGTCAGATGGCGAGCCTGTCTCGAGCCAAGAAACGCTACTAAGGAGGTGTGAGCGATGATTAAATTTGAGAAAGCCGATGTGTGGGGCTGGGAACACGCTATCCGGGGAATGAGAAATCCCCTCAATAGCTGGGAACGCTCCGACAGCTACCCGGCGGTTGACTGCGGCAAGTGCGGCATTATTGACCGGGACGGCGTGTGTCACCCGAAGGAGCATGACTGTACTCCGTATGAGTGCTATGCAATCGGTGACAACGATAAAGACCTTATGACCCGGCTCATTCGTGGCGGCGCACCTCACCGCAAGTTCCTCCGTCAGATTTTCGTGTCGGTGGACATTACCGCTCCTCTCTACTGGTGGAAGGAGTTCGATACATACAAGGTCGGCACGACAGCGAATAGCTGTTCCACCATGCACAAGATACAGGCAAAGGAGTTCACTTTCGAGGACTTCTCCTGTGAGCATTTGGACGAGCCGAGCAAGGCGATTCTCGGCATGGTGATTAACGAGCTGAACAACAATCGTGGCTGGTACAACGATTATAACAGGCTCGTGAGCGAGGGTGATTTCACCGATGTAGAGCGCAAGCAGTTTTGGTGGAACATGATTCAGCTTTTGCCCTCCTCTTTCAATCAGAAGCGGACGGTCACTATGACCTACGAAAACCTTCTGAATATGCTGGAATATCGCAGAGGTCACAAGCTGGACGAGTGGCGTATGTTCTGTGATTGGATTCTCACCCTCCCTTATGGTTCGCTCTTGAAGGAAGGCGTGGGTAATGAACAGAGCTGAACGGCGTAGACAAGCCAAACTCACAGGGTCTTCCGTGGCAAAAGACCCGATTATCAGTATGAAGAAAAGCGACATTGACCGTATTAAACGAGAAGCCGCAGAAACCGCTATGGTATTGCTCCTGTCCATTCCTATCAAAGTCATGCACGAGCAATTCGGTTGGGGAATGAAAAAGAGATTGCCGAGATTGTCGGACGCTCTTATTGACGAGTATCAAGCGTTCTCCGATGGGGATATGACTTTAGAGGAATATCAGAACATGGTGTACGAATACTGCGGAGTTAAATTTCAGAAAAATAAGGAGGAAGCGTAAATGTATAAGTTGAAGAACACCAACGGCAGAGTGAACGCTCTGCTCCGCACCGGGAAGGACTTCGTAAAGAACAACCTCTCCGTGTCTGCGGCACAGCATATCATTGACACTGGTAAGCTGGTGGAATCTGACAACCCGGACTACCCTATCTGCATTGATAACCAGTGGTATTTCGAGGGTGTCGAGGTCAAGAAGACAGCAAAGAAAGCCCAGTTGAGTTCCATGTATGGGGAAATGAAGGAGGGCAAGTAAATGAGCCGAACTTTCTATTCCGAGTATGTGAATCACTGTCTGCGATTCTATGCTCGACACGACAGACCAAAGTTCCACTCGGAAGCAG